ACTGGGAGATAGACACTGGCATTGTCTGCCCAGATGCGGGAGAGTATTGGGACTGCATCCAGTCCAACCCGTATCAACGGTGGATGTATCTGGGTGCTAAGTTTACGCCAGTCAACTGGTACTTCGACGGACCAGAGGGATGCTGTCCAAGAAATGGGGATCTTGTTGACCTTGAGTACGCATGGTGTGACTCATGGATTCTGCATGGTCCACTTGGCAAGAAGTATGGCAGCCAGTTTCCACAATACAAGTATCCATTGGTGCAGCAGCAACACAAAGACCTGATTACCCCGCATTACTCATACAACCGAGTTCTCAAGTTCTGGCCTCACCGGGAAACTATCGTTGGTGAACAATGCTGCTCCTCTCCATCCCAGAATGACTATGGCGACTTGATCCGTTGGAACGCTGATGTGGATTGGGGAAGCGAGAAGTGGCCTGGTTCGTTCCACATTGCTCGATTTACTGGTCCTGATTACTTTGGATCTGGGGGCGTTGTTCGCTTTGCTTGTGGCAACGGACACCCATGTGATCCGGCACCGTACTCTGTGAATTACTACGCGGATAACCTCTGCCCGTCAGACTTGAACGAAGATGGCACGGTTGGGTTCCAAGACCTTCTGCAAGTTCTTGGTGATGTTTCTTCTTTCAAGTATCATCCGATGACGAACAACGGCTTCAACGCCATCATCAAAGTCCTCTCGGAATGGGGTAATTGCAAATGACACTACGAACAGGTTTTACAACAGGCAATGATATAGACGCTGAAGTAACCGCGAAGGGCGGCATTTTTTCGTTCGATCCAGCGGACAAGCCAAACTATGCACCTATGTGCATCACAGTACAGCAGCATGAGCTTTCCAGCACAGCAGTGGATGACACTCTGTTTATCATGCGAGTGAATCCTGGAATGTTTGTCCATGAAATCGTGGTCAGACACGATGCTCTTAATTCATCGACAGAGCTACGAATCGGTGACGATGACGACGATGATAGATTTTTCGCAAACTTTTCTACGTCTTCTGCTGGTCACAAAAACTTGACCGAGGATGGCTTGATTGGCGGGGTGTCTTTCTTCTACGACCCTGACACCTTCAATGATTCCGAAGACATTATCGCGACGGTGAAAGGGGCAGCTGCAACAGGGACTGTTGTCTTCCAGGTCATCTACTCGTACGCAAACCCTGGTTTTGTTTCTGCTCAACCAGGAAGCAAGGGTAGCTAAGACTTATTTTTCTTTGTGGCCTTTTCAACAACCACTTCTTGCATGTTGACCACTGCACACTTGGGTATAGCAATCACATAGTCAAAGGTTTCAAGCTGTGGCTTTGAGGCACCGGCAACAACAATGTGGTCGCCATCCTCTTTGACCAGGAATCCACACTGGTAAATGCGCTGCGGTCCAGGCAGCTCATGCCGCTCTACCTCCGCGTTGGGATCAGGCTCGCAGCTGTCTACCCATTCTACAAGCACCATTTTCACGACATCAGTTCCAGGGACGCTGACCATTCTCGGCTCGTGCAACGACTTACTCTCTTGCCCAGCAGAGCTTCGCCGACCAGGACAGCAGCCCCCCATTGGGTGCAATCCTTTCGGCTCATATACTCTGGCTGTTTGTCCCCGTAGCCTATCGTCCCCACGTTGGCATACCAGTGAGGCAACAAAACTTTAGCAGTCCGTTTGGCCTGGGTGGGCAATACGGGCCTGTGAGTATGCCCTCTGACGCTTAGACGCCACGGGGAGCCTCCACAGGCGTAATTCATCTGCAAGCCCTCCAGCTCGTCGCTATTGGCCGCTACGTCGAACCCGTGAAAGAACATGACCTGCCCCAGGGAGTACACCGATTTAGCACTCTTGATGTAGGGGTACTGAGCCCATCTCTGAAACTCCTCGCCGTAGAGCTTGTCCTGGTTCCAGTGGACTGATTCTCTTAAAGCTTTGGGTATCCGTCTGGGATCTGCCTTCTGAATATTGTCGTCGTGGTTGCCCAGGGTCCAGACGCATACTGGGTCGTCGCCAGCTTCCCTGGCACGCCGCAAGAACGAAGCAGCCTCCGCGTATTCGTGACGGAGGCTACAAACGTCTTCATCTGGATGCACCGAGGCTGCCTTGGCATCGAACAGGTCGCCAAGGCATACAAGGTGGGTCGGCTTATGCTCCGCTATCTTGCGAAGTAGCCAGCCCACGCAGTTCGACGAGGAGTCTGGCTGGTGGACGCAAGAGAAGGCTAGAAATTTTGCGGTTGTTACCATTTTTGTCCGCGCGACTTCAACCAGGACCAGGCGTAGGGTCCGGTGGCGGCTCCAAAGACGTAGGATGAGAGGACGACGGCGATGATGGTTCCGATATCGGACATATTGTTTTCCTTAGCTTCTTGAAAGAGAGAAAGACTGATACGGCTGCCAGTATGCCGCTAGTGATCGCTGCTGGCAAAATAAGCACCTGATCGTACTTTTGAATTGTATAAGTAAGCAGCACCAATCCGATTCCAACCAGAAACGGCAGCTGGCCCCTCAAGGGCAACATCAGAAACCTGCTGGCTGTCATCAAAATCAAGCCGCCGAGGATGCCCAGGCTGCCTACCCAAACCAGTGGACTCAACGTAGGGTCCACCTGCGGTACATCCGGCAAGGAGAATTGCGATGATGGCGAGACAAATGATCGCTGCTGGCAAGAGGAGGACAGAAGCAACAGAACGACGGCAGCAAGGCCCGTCTTCATTGCAGCTCCAGCTTCTCCAGCCTGGACAAGATTCTTTCCTGCATCCGAGCAATCGTTTCAAGTTGAGAAATAGTGACAGCTTGTGTGATAGCCAGTTCATTGATTTTCGCCTGTTGATTCTGAAGAATTCCGTATAGGCCGCCAACGACCAGGACGGTCGTGCAGAGGATGCCGACCCAATCACGATTTGAGAGTCGGACAACGTTGCTCATCAGATCATCTTTCCGAGAATAAAGCCGGTGGTGCTGCCAGCAGAGGCAGTTTTGATGCCTACCAGGATCTGGTTGCACCCCATCAGGTCAACAACGTGGGCATCTGGGTCAACAGTGGTAAGAGTTGTTGTTCCGTCAGTGGTGTCTGTCGCAGAGTCACTAATGGTGATGTCGATGCTGCCAGCCTTGTTGGGCAGGACCATCCACTGTCCACGGACGCCATCCAGAGCCGTCAATGTGGTTTCTGAAGCATCAGCCACCGTACGACCGAAGACCTTGACGACAGGCTGTGTAGACACGCTGTTAACCGATCCGGTGTAGCCGTGACACAGAACCAAGCTGGTGCCTATTGGTGCGAAAAGCAGCAGGGACTTATCTGAGGTGATGTCGTCCTCTGGATCGTTCAGAGTGGCATCGTCCGCCACTTGGCTGTCTTCATGGACTTTGGTCCAGAAAGAGTGAATCTGAACTGGTTTGCTGATGTCCTCGCTCAGGACATTTACGGTTGGCATTACTTTGTTTGGATCAAGAGCCATTTGTCATTTCCTCGTGCAAAATGTCTAAAACGTCGTAAGTGCTTTGGATGTCCTCAAACTGGGGATCTTGTGGCTTGTAGTTTACGGCGTGAATGATGTGGAGTGCAACACTTCTTTGCCCCTCACGGTAAATCAGGTCGTTGGGCTCGCCGTTGTATTGGACGTTCCCGCACCCGAACATTGATGCCAAGTCAGCCAAGACACGCTTGCCCTCCTTGGTCGAAAACACCTCTTTGTACGACTCGCGCCGCTCGATCTGGCTTTTGTACTTGCTCATTGCTGTGGAGCTCCTTGGGCCTGCTGGGCCTCACCTTGTTTCTGTGCCAGTTCCGCCTGCATGGCCTGCTGCTGCATGGCTTGCATTTGCTGCTTTTCAGCTTCAACTTCCCTGGCGTCTTTGAGATATTTGGGATCAACAGAAGACGACTCAAAGATGTCTCGTATAGCCGCGTCAACATCAATCGTCTTGGCGGCCATAGGGTCGATTTGAAAGAGGACTGAGGCCGCCTGCATTGCCTGCATAAAGCTCTGAGTGTGAGACTGCCTCTTGGAGTTGGCCATAGGGCTTCGATACTCAACACTCAATGCTCGGCCTTCCAGGACGCTTGGAGGCTCTGGCAAAAGCTTGGCTTTGTTCAAGCTGATAAAAGTCCTAGAAATAAGTGGATCAAGGAATTCCGCGTAAAGCCTGGACAAGATCGGTGCAGCCTGCATCAGACCTTCCTGACGACGCTGGATGATCTCGGTTGCAGTCATGCGGTCGTTGTTGGGCATCTTGAGGTTTTCCAGGAAAAATGCCTTCTCAATACGGCTTTCTTGACGCTGGAGCAGGTTTTCACCTACACCTGGGTTCGCACCCGACACCAAGGGTCGCGGGTAGTCTCTAGATCCCTGGCGGTAGTAGATCAAACTTCCTGGTGAGGTGCGAAGTGGGCCTTCAATGCTGTTCGCGGGCATCATAATTGGCGGCCTGATCGCCAGCTCTGATGCTTCTAGGATGTTTCGCGCCATTACGTTGGCCACCTTGATGCCAGGAAGAACCTTCATCGCTGGTGAACGTCCGTAAGTTTCCTCTGGCGACTTGCTCCACCGTGGGAACAGATATGGCATTTGCTTGTAACCGCCCTCGCTACAGATGTGGGCCTCGTTACGCTCAATATAGAACGAGGCATACTCCATGTTGGTGTTGTCCAGCTTGAGCATGTCACGGTCGTACCGCTTGATGATGGCATGAATAAACTCAATCTTGCGGCTGCCGTAGTCTCCAGCTGCGGAGCCCTCACGAATCCGATTTAGTGTTTTTTCGGACAGCTGGTCGCCAAACGTTTCGTAGGCTTCTCGCTCAGTCATTTTGAACTTGCGGTAGACCTCGACTATTTTGCCCTGGTCGTCTTCCATGAGATAGAAGTTGGAAAGATCACGTGCCTGAAAAGACGGTCCAGAATCGGTGTCATTGACAAGCATGCAGCCAGTGCCAAAACAGACGATATCCAAATACATCTCGTGGCTGGCAAGTGCGAACCCGCAGTTGTTGCCGTCAAAGTATGACAGCATCACCTCAGTTACGTCGTAAAGATACTGATCGACTGCACGAATGCCACGGAGATTTGGGTCAGTCGGCATCAAACTAAACCAACGGGTGCTGGTGTTAGTAAGAAGCCCAGAAAGGGCCGCAGCCAAGGATTCGGCAGCTTCAGGAGCTACATCGCTGAAGATTTTGTTTCGACGTTTCTCGCCTGGTGCATACTCGGTTTGAAACTCCCGTGTGGGCAGAACTAGGTCAGCGACCTCTTGCCAATGGTTGTCAAAGTTGTATCGACCGTTTTTTGCCTGCTCGAAGCGGGCGATGATGCTTTTGCCATCCATGTCAACCACCTAAAATTGAGTTGTTTGTTAATCCTTGGAATCCAGATCGGATTGTAGAGCCAATTAGACCTTGCGACATAAACTGCTTGATCTCCAGATCACGTTGTTCTTGTGCCTGGGTGGTAAAAAATTGATTCTCCCTGGTGGTTGCGCCGCCGCCAAGAGGCACGTTGAAACGACCAGAAATGTCAAATCCCTGTTGGGTTTGTTGCTGGCCAAACATGCCAGATGTGTTGGTGAAAAACTGACTCATCTAAAGCTCCAGTGGATCATAATTGTGTTCGGCAAATGGTTGTGGTTCAAACGCAATATCTTCTTCCGTGAGGGCGTATCGGAGCATCATTACTGCATACCTAGTAGCCGACTCGATGTCGTCACGCTCTGCGACAATGCGACCGTCCTTACGGTGCAACATACGTTTTTCTTCAAACCACTCGTTAAGGTGACGGAATACCTTAAATCTGCCGGTTCTCATTCTCTCCAAGATGTCCAGAGTTGCAGGCTCTCGCGCTTGCCCACCACCCTTGTCGTCTTCGTACCTAGCGGACAGGTAGAGCATGTTGACGCCACACTCCTCATACTGGTCACGCAACGCTTTGCCGCCGCCTTTGTCCCTGGTCATGCCGTCGTGAGGCCATGCGACTGGTATCCACTCTGCCCGCGAGGTGATCGCCTGAGCGTGATAAGCCGCTGTCTCGCCTGACTTACGATAGCAGTCAGTTACATATACGATGTCCGCGTCGGCGTCGTATGCGATCCATGCTGCCCCTGCTGGGTGGTCGATTCCGAAGTCGATTCCGCAGATGCGGCGGAAGTACGCGGGGATTGGGAATGGATCGCAAACTATCTCCTCGTCAGGGACGTTGTAAACACCGCCAGAGCCGAGCAGGGGCGTACCTTTCGCCCGCGTCGCCCGTTCATGCTCTGGGTAAGATTTGAGTAGTCGGTTCCGTTCCGCCTCGTCCAGGTGAGGACTCTGCTCCCAAGTGGCGGTTGCGTAGTAAATTCCGTCGCCGCCGTCAAGGAAGTGCCTGACAATATCTGACATGCCAAACAGAGGGGTACGGGTGAACAAGATCAACCCCTTCTTGTCCAAGGTACGGGTCTGGCATTCAGTGAAAATTGCATGGTCAGTTGGTTCTTCGTCAAGCCACACGCCGTGCCGTGACACACCTTGAAACTTGATGTTGCCTTGTTCGTAGGACTTGAAAGCAAGCTCTGACCAGCCGCCGGAAGAATGCTTGACTTTCACAGTGTCAATCACGTTTTGGACGCCACACTGACGGAAATCCACGTTGCCGATGTGCTCTTTGGGAATCCACCCTGTGCCGTCCGGTACCTTTGTACCAGGCTCCATTGCCCCAACCAGGGCGAACTGGCAGACATCACGAGTAAGCTCGTTGGTTGGTCCTGCGACAATCCAGGAAGTGGGTTCATCAAACCTTCGACCCTCCCACCAGTCTGGGTACAGGCCAGTGAGGTGCAGTGCGACTTCAGCAGCCGCTGATCGCGTCTTGCCTGTCCGGTTCCCTGCAATAATTGCACGCTCAGGGCATTCGGTTCCACGATTATGCCACTCCGCCTGCCAATCGTACGGACCACCCTCGTTACCCTTACTGGCAAGGCCACCGTACTCACCCAGCAGGCGAGTTTGACTCTTGAGCTTTTGCAGCTCCTCAAGTAACTCCAGAACCTGTGCGGCTTCTTGACTCATGCGATCTTCGTCGCCGAAAGAACGCCGCCAAACTGGACACTTGCTTGCGTGCCGTCCTGTGGTCTTAAACCGACTGTAGTGTACAGGTTGGTGTTTGAACCAACGGTCACAACAGTTTTGTAGAACAATGATTGGGTGTGAGCGAGGTTCCTGACGCCTACTCCGTTATTCATACATTCAAAACTCTTGACTGTATCTCCTCCTGCACCAGTGACCTGTCCACTGAGGGTGGCTGAGCCGTTGTTTCGGGAAGTAGTCAGGTGAACCATCGGACCCCGTGACAGGTTAGACGAAGTAACGGCAGCGAAGATGTTGCATTCAATCAGATACGTTCCTGATGGCAAGGTGAAGAACCCTGCACCGCCAGAAGTCACACTAGCCCCAGAGACGTTTGAAAAAGAACCTGAGCTTGTAGCTTGGGGACTGAGTGAGTGATAGCGTTGATTCGCGGTGCCACTACCTGACGAGTGTTGTTGATCTGAGTATTGGACACAAAGAACCTGCGGAGCCCCAGAGTTGGAGTCAACATAACCCTTGGTCGCGGCGTGGTCGCTGGCGGTCGGAGTTGCCACATTGTCAATGATTGTCGTCGAAGGCAGCACAAGCTGGGGGTTGCCGCCGTTTGCATCGAAAGTGGCTGTGCTGCCACCAAAGTTTAGAGCCAGGCTGTCCTGGTTACGGTTTGTCTGATTGTGGGTGTATGTGATGCCACCCGAGATGTTGTTTGCAACCTTGCCAAAGAAGATGTTGGCTGTGTTGTCAGAGCCACTAGGGTTGGGTTGGAGAATAGAAAGACCGTTGCTGGAGTCGTTGGTTTCCAAGACAAGGATATTGCCGGTCGTCGCTGCTGCGACTGATCCAGCAGTTGCTTCTACAACGTGCAACATGCCGTCAGCACTAGCAGAAGAGGTGTTAACACCCACTCTACTGGCGTTGCCACTTGGACCTTTAAGAGTACCTGTGACAGTTACGTCCTCACCTACTGTAAGCCCCCCGCCAATAACGGCATCGTCAACCACTGTCAGGTCGTCTGTGGATGTCAGCTGTTCAGCAGTAATTGTCCCGGATGAGGTAACCCCTCCGTTGGCTGTTACAGCACCACTTAATGTAGATGTGCCAGATACCACAAGATTCTCACCGGCAGTTACACGGTTGAAAGACACATCGTCGCCAGTTCCAACTCCAAGTGACGTTCTTGCTGTTGCTCCAGATTGCAGCTCATAAGCACTGGACTCAGACACAATAAATGCGTTACTGCCTGTCGCAGAAGGAACGCTGCCAGAGCTGGTGTTCTGTACAGCGAGGTTGATGTTGCCGGAGGAGTTTGTGACGGTTACAGATCCATCGGAAGACGCGATGCTTTGAATTGGAGCTGCGGCACTTGCCCTGGCGGTGGTGTGGTACAGATTGGTTGGGCTGCCGTCCTCGTCAACATCGTCAGTCGTAAGCGTGACCGCACCAGTCTTGAGGGTACCGCCGTCGCCAGCAATGCTGTTCACAAAGGTGGTGCCGCCCTGGAGGTTTGCCAATTGGCCAACCGTCGCAGCATCTGAAACAAGAATGCCGTCGGCCACGTTGGTGATCCGTCGGTTGGTGACGGTGGTGTCCACCAGCTTGGAGGCGTCCAGGTTGCCATCGTTGTCAATTGTCATACCCTGGTGGTGCAGGGCTGTGACCTTATCTAGGGCGGCCTCAACGGCATCTACGTCAAGTACCTGGTTGTTTGCCAAGTTTGTGCCTTGCGTCCGATCCAGGACTCGGCGGAAAGTCAGCGTCTTGGAACTGTTGAAACCAGGGTCGGAATCGACAGTTACCTGGTTTGTGGTTGAAAGCACGGTAAACCCAGAAGTCACCTGAAGGCCGTCAAAGAACATGACGATATCAGAGGTTTCAAATACCTCAAAACCCAGACTAAATGTCTGATTACTTCCAGCGTCTGGGGTGAATGACTTTTCGGTAAGTGTGTTTGATACAGTCATGTTGGGTCCATTCTAATATGAAAATCCACCAGTTTCATTACCATTTCCCTCCATCAATTCTTCGACATTTTCTATTTGCCCAGACGGGTCGATCTGTCGGTCAAGCTGATAGACAGTCACGCCGTACGCGGCGTATGGAGAGAGCAACGCACCCATTAATCCAAAGATACCTTTGGTCAAGTCCACAAACCCAGAGAGGTCAAACTCTTTGCTGTCTGTGAACACATTGGGAGCCAGTTTTTTACGGGCTCGGTTGAAGGGTGCAAGAAGGTCTTCAACCAGGGCGTCAGGAACGGTTTGTGGCTTGAAGGGGTAAGCCTTGCCAAGTCCGACAGCCTGAAATCCGTGGTAAAGCAGTGAATTGCCTATACCCGCAATAGGAAAGATGCTGGCAACGGAAGTGACAGGTCCAAGGCCATACCGTAGACCTGTACGCTTAACGTATTCACCTGGTTCTTCGACCATTTGCTTGTAGGCAGTGAGTTGTTGGGTCGGATTTAGGATGGCACTTACAACATCCTTCATCAGCGTAAGCAAGAATCCGCCAAACCAAATCCGAAACAGAGCACGCGCAGCCTGGTTCTTGTAGTTCGTATTAGGTGCTGGGCGTCTGCCCCCTATGCCGTCATATTTAGCTCGACTAGTTGCTTCATCGAAAGGCACCTTGGCATCATCAGGAACGCCTTCCTGGTTCTTGTCGTGAGCCTTGCGATCCTTTTCAACTTGTTCTTCGACATATTGATCGACACGGCGTTTTCGACGATCAACAAACTGTTCGCTGCGGTTTGCTGCACGAGCCTGCCCAGCAGAAGTAACAAAAGTTTGATATGCAGCATTCAGATATCCACGAAATGGCATAAAGAAGTATGCGTAGAGGTTTTTACGAGTCAGTAGGGCGTTGCCTGTCAGGTGCGAGTAGTCGAAGTTTGGCTGTGATGATTGTGTGGCTTCATCAAACTTCGAGATAATTACTTCAGTCAATCCTGGCGAAGCTCGAAGAGCCTCAAAGGGAGTTTCAGTGACAAAATTTATAAGCTCTTCCTGCGTTGGATTACCAGGTCCAGTCTTTGTGGCCAGAGCATTGTTTAGCTCAGCAAAAATTTGACCTGTCCGTTCTATACCAAATGCGTCTGTGAGATTCTTAGTTGTGGGTTGCAGTCCGTCTACTGTCTTAACAGAGGCTTTCAACATTCTCAAAACATTGTCCAGATCAGCCTGGACGAACCTTTTACCGCCACGCAACCTGGTTCTGCCGTCCACACTTTGGATTGCATCAAACAACGCGTCTTCTTGTTTTCTTGCCCTAGCAGACGCCTCAAGTTCGGCTGCTGTTTGACCCGAGAAGATTTGGATGCCACTTTCAGAGGTTGCTGTCTTTCGGAAAGACATACTGTGTTCATAGAAGAAATCAAAGTAATTGCCCAAACCAGCTTCAACCGCCGTCTCACGCATAGTGGGCAGTTCAGGCGCGAGGTTGTCAGGCAAAAGCGTCCCCAAAGCACGGCCTGTTGACTTGAACACAGGAATGATTTCTTTGAACGCACTCTGTAGCCCAGCAAGGGTGTTCATAAACTCGCTGACAACAGGTCGATTTTTGTCGAACCTGTAGCCCTCTGGCAGATACATATCGTAGAACATTTCAGACCCGACCTGACTGACTGCAATACCTGGGTTCACAGTAAGGGCTCGTATGCCGAAAATGCTCTGCGCTTTGCGGAGCAGCTTTTCTTCTGTGGTTTTCTGTGTCAAGTCTTTGCCAGCTTTGCCCAAAGCAATGGCTTCAATTCGGTCTAAGATTTGTTTACGAATATTGCCGAAGCCTGCTAGCTCGATAGATTGGGAGCTGATGCTAATCATAGAGTCACCAGCACCTCTGTTTGTTGGACCCGCAACCGCATGCCTAATTTCTGCCAAAGCAGGAATAACGGTAAATTGAGCTAGTTGCGCCTGTGCTCTACGCTCGTAGAACGGGCCGTCCTCAAGCATGACGATATCAGCCTTGCTCTCCACAGTCGCACCGAGAACACTCTTGTCCTCAGTTAAGCCGTAGTCATTGATTGGCGTCATCATTGTTGGGTCGGCAGCATTGATGTATGCGGACAGCTCTGTTTCTGTAAAACCTGCACCCTCCATCATGCCTGTGGGATCTTCCGAGACGATTGCAGACTTACGAGGAATCGGAACGTATTTCAGCCCACGCATCGACTGAAGACCTGCACGGTTGTGCTGCTGGACCAGGGACTCTCTTGACACTTCTGCCAAGGAGCTATTGTTGAACATGGCAATATTTCCCTCGGCCATCATCAACAGATCGAAGCCCAGACGAGCTCCAAGATCCTTTAGAGCAACCTCAATGTTTTCAAGAAACTCAGTGGTGATCTTGACTCTCAGGTCTTTTCCAAACCTGGCTTGTGGTCCGAAATTAAGGTGAGCCTTGTCGATAAAACCTACAGCTCGGCTTGCCCGACTAATGGTTGCGATGTAAACCAGTTCAGCAGAGCTGAGTGGGACAGACAGATTGTTGCCGTCAGCGTCTTTCCCGTAATTCACAGTAATCTTGTTTTCGGCACCTACATCGTTGCCACCGTTGTACGCCTTGCCGTACTTGTTTTGAAGCTGCGTTGTAATGCCAGAGGAAATCATAAGAGCGTCACGCCCTTGCTTCGTCTCCATGTCCACGCGGTTGTAGACGCGATCACGAAGCGTAAACTTGCGATACAGAACGTTGTAAAGATCACCCCTGGCTGTCATTAGTTCGATGAGCCTACCCATGCTCATGGCTCCGCCAGAGGTGTATTTCATAAGGGTGCTAAATGATTTGTCGCCAATGCTTCGGTCGATAGCCTCCATAAGCTGATTCATGGCTTTGAAATCAGCAGGGACAAGCCCCTCAAGTGCAGCAGCCTCAATGTCGAATCGTGTGTTCAGCTCCACCTCTTGCAGCTCGGCACGCCTGGTAGCAAGAATCTTTTGCTGCTCTGCATTGTTTGTTTCAATGACCGAGAACAGCTGATCTCGCAGCTCTGACTGTGACTCAATCGCGTTGTCATAAGCAGAAGGGTCAGTGCTCTTTTTCGGAACACGAAACTGCAACGCGCTGCCTGTTGGTCGTTGCAAAATCTCTTTGCCGTGCTCAACCAGGTGGGGAACATCACTGTTAACTAAAGTTTCCGCAGTTGTCCTGGCTGCTTGCGACGCAGGGTATAGACCTACCGGCTCAGGGAAAGATCCCAAAACTTCTTCTGCGAGTTTCTGATACTTGGGAAGAAGTGCGTAAGCACCAGACTTGTTTGGGTTTGAATTTGCAAGCGATCTTGTAAGCCTTACTGTGCCAAACAGCTCTCGGCGGGTCCGTTGTTCCAAGTATTGCAAAATCTTGATCTCGGCCCTGTCGAATACGCGTTGTATCTTGTCGAAGTCCAAGGTCTGTCCAACCCGCAGCTGCCCCAGAATCTGCTCTCGGACTGATTTGGGGATGTCCTTCTGTGACATCACAAAATCACGTAAGTGGCCAACACTGTCCTGTGCAATTTTTACGTCGTACTTAAAGTCACGGAGATCCTGGAGAAGTTTGTTGCGAATATCACGAACACGCTCGTTGGCTTTTTTGCGTGGCTCGAATCCAACGCGAGCGTTACGAGCACCCCTGGCTTCCGCTCTCAAACGGTCGCCAAGCCTGCGGTACTCCTCAAGTTCTTTACCCTCGCGGTGTGTTCGCTCTTGCTCACGAACACGCATTGGAGCTCGGTTGACTTTGGGTCTAAACAAAGAGGCGATATAATCTGCATCAACAATACCTGCGTTGAACAGCTCAAGACCTTCTTGCAAAGTTTTGGGCTGCACGAACTCACCAGCTTTGTTGCGACCAGCCTTTTTGTAATTCAGACCAAGGATGTCAGCTGCTGTCGCTTCGAGCTCTGATTTGAGTTTGGGGTTCTTGACACCATCTGCACGAGCCATCAGCTCGGCGGCAACAGTTCGTGCCTGGTCAGCCGTCATCGCCATTTGTGCGTCATTGGCGTACATATCGACTGGGATAAATTGTTCCAGAGACACTCTAAGTGGAGGCATCTGGTGCATCTCTAAAATGCCAGTCAAGCCTTCGCCAACGACCAGGGTGGCTCGCCCCCCGTACAGAGTGAACACTGACCCAGGAAGCGCGGTTGCGGTGTTGAGAACGCCTTGCCCTGTGTAACCCTCTGGTGCTCTGGACCCCCCTGGCTTAAACAAAGCTGAACCCTTGGTATAGATTTTGTCTAGAGGTATTTTTTCCCTAGTTTTTTTCTCAACGATTTCTTCTCCAACAAGGGATAACTCTGTCTCACCCCTTCGGTAACGTTGACCATCTTTGTCAACCCACATCTCGCCAATGACTTGTGACAGTGGAACTGGGTATGGCGGCATGTTTTGGTAAGCCAATGTCGCACGTTCTGTAAACGACATCTCTACAAAATTTTGCAGGTCTTCGACAAGCTGACGACCAACATCGCCCTGGTCAGAAATTCTTTCCACATCCCCTTCAGCAAGTGTTGTGCCAAGGAGCTTTTCGATTCTTGCTTGCTTGAGCTGCCATCCAGGTGCACCCTTGTCCACAAACTCGGAAAGCGTGAGTCGTGCATCAGGGTCGATGCCGAACATATCCGTGTTTTGAAGACGTTGTATCGGCGATCCACCTTCTATTTGGAAGATGCTATCTCTCATTGAACCTGCACGCTGTCGTAGCTCGGTAACGCTAGCTTTCTCGTAGTTTTCGACGTAGGCGTCTACAGCTTTCTGCACATCCGCAGCAGTATCTAGTTCTGAGTCAACACCGATCTTAAGAGCCTTTTTGATTTGACCGGCAGGAATCACCACGTTGTTGGCAAACGGATTGGCGACTTGCATAGCTGCGTAGGAAACAACACTGTCAGGCAGATTTACTGCTTCTAATTTTGTAGTGTCAAAACCAGACTCCTGGAGCTTGGCCATGTAGTCGGCAGCCGTAGGGGCTCCGTAGTTGTTGACTGCGGTGAAGAACCGCTCTTGCTCGACTGGCTGTGTACCTGGCACAGATTTTTTAGGAGCACCACTCTTCTCAATGCCCATGCTTCTTTTGGCACCAAGCCCTATTAGGCTGGGGTCAACCATGCCGCGTCGCATACCAGCGCGTGGCACGCCAGGAGCATCGGGCATAGTTGCAGGTCGTACAGGGATTGTCTCAGGCAGTGCACCTCTGATTCGTGTGCCTTCACTTGTGATCCCACGCTTATTAAGTTCGTTCTTTAGGCGCAAGATGACAGGATCAAATTCTGCTCTTCGTGATTTAGGCAAAGTTGAACGATGACGAATGACATCCTTGGCAAATCCAAAGAGCCTTGCATCTTCCATGCTGGATATGCCCACATCTATTTTTTGACCTTGCAGAGACATAATCAAATCTTGTTTGAATGTGTCGTAAGCCTGGATCTCCATGATGCTGGCCTGGTTAGGCGTTATAGGGTTTGCTCTTTTACCGGACATCTTATGGATGCGTGCAAGCTCAGACATAAATTCACGTTGAGCTGACCGACCAGATTTAAACGCTCTGGATGACGCACGAATCGACGGAGCCCCAAAAAACAACAGGCCCATACCGATCCCAGCAGCGGCGTTTTCTGCTGTAAAACCTTCAACAATCCTGGTGTACAGATCAACACGAAGTGCTCTGTCTATGTTGTTAGAAAAGTCTTTCTCAAACCTGGTAAACCCTTCGAGCAAAAGTTCATCGGAGATTCTTGCGGCCTCCATGACTGCGTACCCAGCAAACGCTGATCGCAAAATAGAAGGTGCGACAGCTCGGGTGTTGGCCAACATTTCCGGCGTAAAATACTTGCCAAACTTACGCTCTGATGCAACCCGCAATCTTCTTGAAATAACAGGTGCAGCTGCTTTTAGGTCGGCAAAGATGGCTCGTCCAAAACGAATCTTCACTGCCTCCGGCATAGCTTCTGGCAGCATAGTGGCTGACCTACCTCCACGAGCTATTGCATCATCGAAGCCTCTTTTGAGCCCTTTGGCAGCACCCTTACCGACACCAAAGAAGGCCGCGTGCATTGCACCCTCGATAGCTGCTGAACCAAGCGCAAATTCTTGGTTGCCATCTGATTCTTCAAGAGCTGTTGAATATGTAGAAACAGTGCTAATGCCAGCGTATGTTGGAAATGAGGCCATCATTAGACCGAACTCGGCATTGTTAGCGACGCCGGACAGCCAGGCGTAAGGGTCAGTCAGGTTGTAATCGTCGTACCCTGGTACATAGGCACGAAGCAGTGTTTCTTCAAGAGCTCCATCTTTTTCGATAGCCTCACTTGTCTGATTGACAATGCGAAGAAAGTTTTCTCCTGTAGCGTTAATAATTGCACCAGGAACGCCACCAATTGGGTTGAAATCTGCGACGTTGCCACTAATCCTCAGATGGTGGTCGAGCATCTGGATGTTGTTTAGCAAAAACCTGTTTGAAAGTTTCATTAGACCGCGTGCAGCACGGTCAAGTTTCGGCTCGTCAAAGATTAGGTTTTCACGAGCGGACGACTCATCCATCGGACCCAGGAGTTCTAGTGTTTGAAACGGGTCATAGTCAGTGTTCACTGGCGCGTGTTGCGGGTTTGCTACGAAAACATCTTGCCCCGTGCTGAGATACTGGGACATCATTTTGCTGTAGTCGTCAGCTTCTTTCTGTGTGCCAAACGCAGTAGCCTCTCCAGTTTCCAAAGCTCGGGACAAGGCTTCATCCGGCGTCATCACTCTTTTGTTCTCAGGGTCGATGCTGGGGACTTCGTAGAAAATGCCGTCAGACTCAACGGTGATACCCATGCGAGACACACCCAAGCCATTGTCTTGCTGGAAGATTGGCCTGCCTTCGTCTGTCATACCCATAATTGTGTCAAACTTGACAGTGTTGTCCGCACCAAACATTTGACTGCCAGGTACAGGTTTACCGAGATCGCCCAGGTCAAGGCTCATTTAATTTTCCATCCGTGGTTGATGATGACTTGCTCAGTGATAAAGGACAAAGCAATGTCGTCCAGGTCAGGGTTGTCAATACGTGCTGTCTCTCGTGCCATGGCTCTAATTCTTGCTTGAGCCCGTGGCGTCAGATTCCCAAACTCGTTTGACCTGTATAAACTATCGTTCCACAGAAGCCTGGGGTTGAGTGTCATGCCCCCGACATTTGGCAAGTCTGTTTTGACATTAAAAGTTGGATCAATAACAAACAATTGATCGGGATCTCTAAATTCGTTTTCGCCAGCACGAGTTGAAGTTGGGTAATTGGCTTTGAACTCATTCATTGTCATCAGGGCTACGCCAACAACCTGCTCATCTGCTGACTCTTTGGTCCAGTTTTTCTTCTCTTCTGACAGCCGACCTTGCACCCAAAGGCTTGCTCGTGTGATCCAGTTTGGGGTGTCGAATCTAGTGCCACCATCTGTGGCAAGACCAAAGTCTGCGTAGGGCTGTATGGCCATGTGGGTGGTCAAGCCAGTAGTCCTATCAATCATAGGGGTGGCAATATATCTTTCACCGCCACGGTCAGTTATAAGGACTAGCCCGTCGAAGTCAGGTTGACCCAAGGTGTCATCACCACCAGCAGCAGCTCTTGTCTGAGCTGCAAAGCCTTTGAGACTATTGTCAGACAGTCCAGTTTGTGACCTTGATATTAGTACCGCAGACTTTGTTCCGTCAGTGTTACTTATGAACACATGACGCTCTGCGACTTTTTTGTTTGCATGGTCAAAAGCAGCAGCGTAAGCAGCTTCAGGACCGACATCATCAACAATTTTTGCCATGTGTGAAAACAAAAACAACGAATGCTCAGGCTCAATTTGTGCAAAAGTACCAGCAGACATCAGGTCGAATTCATTCCCATCAACGTCAGAAAAAGCACCAGTTCCGAAAACGAATACTTTGTATCTTTGGGCCTCAAGATCGTCAAAAGTGAAACCTTCATCTTTGGCTGCGTTTTTCAGTGCTTTATCCCTTGCTTGGGCTTGTGGACCCTTCTCACCCAAGTGTCGCTTGGCAATTTGCAGCACGTTGGACATTACTCGTTCGTTGCCAGCAATCTCAATCACCTCGGACTCAGGTAGCGTTGCAGCCAGGGCGATCATCAAACCCTGTTGCGTGTCCAGCGGGTATTTGAGGGCAAACGAAGACCGCAACGCGTCACTACCAAACATACTGAACATGCGAGACAGCTCTTGCACGTTGCCATCTGTTGCAAGTTTATTTATGTGTTGTTCGTACTCTGGTTCTATTGCGCTGTGAAGCTCATAACCACGGGCTGCTTTTTCATGCCATGCCCCCGTTTCGATGTCACGGGCAGTCATGGCTGCTGCTGCCAAAACTTGCTCCGGAGTGTTTCTTTTGTACCGTCCAGTTTCGAAGAACGTTGAATCAGCCATGCTGCCTGTCTTCTTGTTCTCAATGCTTTTTTGACGTATACCTGCGATGGTTCGCAAAATTGACGTTCCGTCTTTTGTCGCTGTATAGGCCGTCTCTTCAAGCAAAATTTCTATCTGCGACTCCATGCTTGCAAGCTGTCCCAAATCATCGGCGTTTAGAACTCTTCCACTCTGCACGGTCTCTTCATAGTCACTAGCGGCCAAACGTGTATCTACAGCTCGCAATGTCTTCTTCACAAGGTCGTCATTGTCATATTCATAGCCTAAACCGATTGCGCTATCTCTGAGGTTGATGTAAAGACTAAGGACGTCGGCGGTTGGGGTTCTTTGAAACTTTGCAAACTCTTCTGTTTCTATCTCGCCGTAGTCTCGTAGCGCGTTAGCCGCTCTAGTTTCTTCCTGAGTCTCAAGCGCATCTCGTTGGATTTTGTCAAGAGATCGTAACAACACCTCGTTTTGAGTCATTCTTTTGACTTCATTAATAGCTTCTGGCGTCACCTTGCCACTGGCGGTCAACTGATTCACGACTGTAAAGATGGTTGATTGCTCCAGGTCAGAAACCAAAGATCGCTTGTCACGAGCAGAAAGAGCTGTGTCAGCGTCAATCTGAGATCGAATCATTTCAAGACGTTCGATAAAGGGCTCGATAAAGAAGATATTTTCGCCGGTCTGTGAGTCAGGCCGGAAGACTTGCATGCCTTCACTCAGTTGCTCAATATCTTCGGTTGCGTTTTGGTACGCCTGGTCTTCCAGGTATTGAACCCTAATACCAGAAGTGGTGTTGTTTAGGCCGTTGGCAACCTCCAAGGATGCGATGTCCATGACAGCCTGGGCATCAGGGTACGTCTTGGCTAGATCCTCGAACGTGCTTTTGGTGTTATCTAGCAGGCTGCTTGACTCTGCAAAATACTGGTCATGGGTAATCTGACCCTCTGACAGCTGCCGCCCCAGAGCAGCTTTGGCTTCTTGTGCCTCGGCAGTAGCCCGACGAACAGCAAGACGCTGCTCCTGTTGATCTTCAAGTTGCTTTTGCCTCTCTTCTTCTCGTTGGTTGCGAATCGCTTGTTGTGCAATAGACACACCAGCACGGCTCACCGCGTCGGCCACAGCTGAATCTGGCGTTGGTCGGAACTGCGAAGGCGACGGAATGCCCTGGTTAGACAGTCCTTGACCACGTTGGAATGGTGTGTTAAATGCGCTCATGTCATCATGCTCATGGTTGCGATATTGGAACCCGCGTTGATTATGGAGGCTGTTGCCTGTGATCCCGCCGCGCTAGCTTGAGACATCGTGTTCATTTGCTGAATCAATGCGTTGTCTCTCATTCGTTGCAAGACGTACAAATCTCGGTTTGCAGCTCTACTCAGCTCTGCCGCACCTATAGCTCGTTCATTGCTGACTGATCGCAGGGCAGAAATGTTGCCGCCCATAGCCGCAGCAGCAGCACCAGCATCCTCGGTGCCTGCACGAATCGCCCTGGCATCTTTGACACGTTGTGCCTGAAGATCCTTTTCCGTCTGAGCAACGTCACGCATCGCCATGTCGAAAGACATGCCAGCAGACTTTTCAAGGGCTCGCTCTTGTTTTTTAGCCGCGCCATAGCCCATGATGCCACCAATGGCTTGCAGGGTCATTCCAACAGCAAATGCAGTCATTACGAAACTCCTCCCTTGTCTACTTCGAGATGTAGAGCTTGCAATTCAAACTGCTCCGTGTCCCGGGTTGTGATTGTAAACGTAGTAAGTAAATCAGCGTCGTCAGTGATGCTGTGTTCGATGACTCCAGTTTGCCTGGCGGTCGGAAGAGCCACCGCAAGTCCATCGTCATACTGAATGTCGTCCAGGATGTTGCAGCCAGCTCTGCCGCCGTAGGTGTCGTTGATGTGCAGGTGTGCTTTGTAGATCCGCTTCATGTTGCTGCGCACATCAGAGCCCTGACCTTTGTCGCCAGTCATAACAGCGACCGGCATAGATTCGTACTTGGAGTCAAACCGTTGACCTACGATTGCGCCTTCTGGAAAATCCGTAATACCGATAGAGGCAAAGTCCACATTTCCACTTGCGTCTACCTGTGTTCCGTACACGCGACCGTCGTAGATGACAACAACACCTTCGTTTGCAAATTGTGGAACCTGGGCATTTTTAACCTGTCCAGTAGTAAGATCAGAGATTAGTGGGTTGGACGGGATAATCGTCAATCTGAGATTTGTAGCGTGCGGAATATGTGCGGAGCCCACTGCTGTACCGTCGTCATACCATTGCCGTATAACATCAAACTCTGACGCTACAGCTGAAACGTTGACAGTAAGAAAGGTATCACCTTGCGGGGGACTGGGCGTTTCTGCAAACCATCCAATGAACGAAAACTGCCTGCTTGACGAGTCTACGGTCTGGTTAGAAAACAATGGGTACGGTCTTTCAGGAGCATCGTCTCCATCTGCTGTCATGTCGTCAAAAGTTTCTCCTGCCCGTTCGAGCTTAAAGGTCGTGCCTGACGGAAACTGACTAGCAGGTAGCGGTGAACCATCGGAAAATTGAAGTGCAACAGTTCCCTGGTCGCATTGAGATTTGTATGGACTTTTAGCAAATTGCTCTTGGTAGGTGGTAGATCCACCGCTTAAAAGGCATTGAAAAAACTCTGAGAATTCTTTGAGTGCGTATGCGTTGACGTTTTCGTACACAAGCTGTGGAGGCTCGGGTTCGCCACCTCCGCCATCTACATCACCGTCTGGTGTTGAAATGGTGTCTTCGTCTCCTGGAGGAGTCAGTGGTGGAGTAATGCTGATGGTTGTGAAAGCATCTAGTTTGACTAGACCCTCGTTATATCCGTCTTGTTTTTCTTTCGTCTCTCGAATCAAAAATTGGCCATTGGCATTGCTGGCTGAGGCAAACGTCACCGATCCATTGGCATCGTTTACATACGCGTAGGACTTTATGGAAAACCCTGACATCTGTGTCGTTGTAAAGCTCTTGATGTCAGGCTGCGACTCGCAAACAAAGTTGCCAACAGACCCGTTTGATTTAACAATTTTGATGTGCTGGATTGGGTATTGGTGCAAAGACATGCTTCTGATTCGACGTTGCGTCGTCAAACTAGGCATGCCCCCCTGGACTGGCTGGTTGTCGGTGATGATGCTTGATGATGCTACCGATACTTCCCTTGTCATCGAGTCAGTGCCAGACTCGTTGGACAGCTTGAGTTCGGTCAGCCTTGAGTCAGAGCTGTCAACAAAGTAAATCTTGTCGTCAACAATGAGCGGTGGCGTTGTCCTAGAGATACCGTTGGAGCTGACGTTGATGACCTTTGCGTTCGTTGGAGTCAAGACTTCCCCGCGAGCGGGCGACACAGCGAGCATAGAGGACGCCGTGGCAAGCAGAATGTTCGTCTTGTATGGCACCATGTGCCTGATTCGAGCACCACTGTCCCCTACGGTGGACAGCTGAAACGAGTCGGTCGCGGAGATAGACAGAACATCTGTAAGCGTGGAGTCTTGGAACTCCAGGAACAATCGGTCGTTTAAAACACTGTTGCTGTGGAATCGAAGTCGATCAACCTCGAAATCTTTGTTTGATAAACGTATGCTGAACCCATTGCTGGTTGTGGCAAACACCCGACCCGGGATGCTCTTGAAACTAACAAACATTCGTCCTTGCGATTGGCACATTGCACCAATCCCAGCCATGACATCAGGTCCGACACGGAAAGATGCACCGTTCAGCACTCGTCCGTACTCTGAGTAGTCAGTCTCTGGGCTGTTAAATGTGCCGTCTGGACCGTAGGGCCAATTTTTTTCTTGGCTGCCATTTGTACCCAGATATGTTTCTCTTTTCTGTGGCAACGTTTGATTCACGCGTAGCACGAGGACTGTCAACTTTGTAGTGTCATTCTTGTCCGCGTCCTCTTCGGGAGCACCTGGATAGAAATCTGTACCGTCTGACATTCCACAGGCAAATGCACCCATGAAAGAGAATGCAAACCTGCAAGACACGGTTCCTATCGGCAACTCAATCGCCATAGGTGTCTCTGCCGCCATCTTGTCGTTGAGTATGTCTGACAGGCTCGTTGGGTCGCCTTCTACAAAATCGACAGCTCTTTCTTCGTTGTTGGGCTGTGCGGGGATTGGCTTCATGCCAAACCGGCGACGGAAGTAGTTTGCCTGTGTCCTGGACATCAGGTGCAAGACGGTTTCGCCAAGTGGGTGTGTACGTTGCTCACCCTGTGGTGTCGATCCTGTTGCATTAATACCTGGAGGTACGTTTCCGTTTCGGTCAGCGATTGGGAAAAAAGGTTTGCGGAGGTCGATAGCAGTCTGGACATAGGTTGGCCAGTTGTTTGTGAGCAATCGACCAGGAAGTATGCCATCGCCCATGTCAGAGCTGTCGATGTAGGGTCCATCCAGGAAGCCAACCGGCAGGTTTACCAAGCCCTGATCGTTGTTTGCCACCGCCGTGTCGAAGTCAGCAGAGCTTGGCGTAAATGTCCTGGAGCCGTACAGCCTTGCCCTGGTTGCAGCGTGCAGAGGGGTGAGGCCACCAGGAGCGATATACATCACATCCTCTACCTGCATGGTCTTGGTAAACGCTGGATTTGGGCGGTCGTAGATATCAGTCTCACCCGTTCGTGTTTCATTGTCCAGGACGCCAACGTCTGCGTCGGCAGACAAACTGCCGCATTCGTTCCAGTCGTACTGTGCATTTGGAAACTCAGGAATGTTGCTGATTATCCTGGGGCAGAACGCTGCGCTGCCAACGTCGAAGGATCGTGGCCGCCCCAGCTCCAACAGGTTCACAACCGACGGAGACAACGCCAGGACAGATTGTCGCTCGGTGCTGTCGTTAAGGGCAACAATCTTGTTGTCATCAAAGAAGTTGCAATCTCGGTACGAAAGGCCGTCTGCTGTCTCCTCAGAATCCCTGACGTAAGAGTCGAAGAGGTTGCAGCAATGAATTGTCCCTGGACGACGACGCATCGAGCCCGTCTTAGTCGGCATAAAGTTTTGCATCTCTAGGGCTGCGTTTTTGTAGCCGTCGATGTCGGCTCTGCCCAGGACGGACTTGTCTACTTGCCCGCCAGAGAACGAGCTTTGTACCACGGTACGAATCGTCACGACGCGTCCTCAATGCCACGGTAGACCTCGCCATTGAACCTGGCCTCCATGTACCTGGATGGCTCATGCCCCACATCAGGAGCTTTTTCAAGGCTGTCAATATACCTAGCCTCATCAAGCATCCTGGTGTATTCAGCCTCCATCTGATTTACTACGCCTGCGTCGCCGGTCAGCTGCTTGCCAACCTCTGCGGCGAGTCGAGCAGACAAAGCTCTGATAAACAGTGGATCGTACTTGTCAACCTCTTCCTCTCGCTTGATGTAGAGGCAGTTGCCATTGCCCGCGTCGGTCAACAGTTTGTCACCTTCGATGCGAAAGTCTTGGCTTTGGTTCTCAAGCTGCACCATTCGCACAAAATCGGTTGGAAGCTGGTAAGCCGATGAGAACCCCCAGGACGGGGCGGTGGCGAGCTTGACCAGGGCTGTCCGGCGGATTGCAAAGTTCCATCTGTGCATGCGAAGAACTGAGTCCAGGGCTACGTCATACACCACAGCAATAGCACGAGCACGAGGGTTCTGCTCGGTAAGTGATGAGATGCGGCTCTGGCCTAGTTTGGCAAGGGCGATGTTTGCGATGTCAGCCTTGGATTTGGCCATAACCCTGAGTAGGGGGTTTCCCCCCTACCCAGGTCAGAAAAAAGGAGGTTTCTTAGTCCACGACGTACAACACGGTGAACGCGATGTCGCCAGCAGCTGGTGTGGCTGCAACGGTATCAATGGTCAAGCAGAGGTCGATGAAAGACCGTGGGTCTTCCGTCAAGTCAGCTTGTTCCCACACACGCTTGCCGAAGTCGGCATCCAGGTCAACAGGGGGCAAAAGCTCCGAGTTGCTGGCCGGGCCTTGAAGTTCGGTGCCTTGGTTTACAAAGACATCGTTGTCAAGAGCGTTGCCGTCTTGGTCGTACAAGCCCAAGTGATAATCAAGGGCTGGCGAGCCACTGCCGTCAAGGTCAGAGTTTGACATCTGGATAGAGATCAAACGTGCGTTGGATGGAAGTGGGCAGATTTTGAGAATGTCTGCCGCTTCGAGATCAGTCGTTGCCAAGTCGTCGAAGAGACACATGGCAACACGGACTCGACCACCAAGTACGTCTGCGCTAGGTGCGCTGACCTGGTTGTCAAGTGCATTAAAAAGGGTCGATGCTTTAGTAGTCATAGTGATTACCTGCTTTCAGATTAGACCGTTGCGCCTTGGGCGAGCTGGTCATTTTCGTCGTAAGTGATCTTGACAACCTTCTCTTCTTCGAGACGGGTAGCACCAAGAGTCATGCAATAATAAACGTAGGTCGAGAATGCCTTGTCAGCACGCTCTTCGATGCGAGCCATCACATCCTGGCCGATGCCAAGCTCGATGGCCGAACGGGTAAACGCAAAGGCGTCACGGTCGGTGCCTGAGACAGGCAGTCGGTTG